ATCAACATCTGCCGGAACTGCGACAACAAAAGCAGGTGAAGCATCTGCAAGTGCGGCATCAGCATCAACATCTGCCGGAACTGCGACAACAAAAGCAGGTGAAGCATCTGCAAGTGCGGCATCAGCATCAACATCTGCCGGAACTGCGACAACAAAAGCAGGTGAAGCATCTGCAAGTGCGGCATCAGCAGCAGCCGCTTACGACTCGTTTGATGATAGGTATTTAGGTGCAAAAGCATCTAATCCTACGCTCGATAATGACGGTAATGCGCTACTTACTGGTGCGCTGTATTGGAACACAACATCGAGTGAAATGCGTGTTTACAGTGGAAGTGCTTGGGTTACGGCTTATCTACCTGCGGCAGGATACTTAGCACTGTCTGGTGGAACGATGACAGGCGCAATTACGTTTGCATCGGGTCAAACCGTTGCGAATTTAGCCTCTGGTAGCGTAGGTACAATACCGTATCAATCGGCATCTGGCACAACAGCCATGCTCGCTGCTGGGACTTCGGGAAATGTCCTAACTTGTAATGGTGCGGCTGCACCTAGCTGGCAACCTGCCGCTGCATCGTTAACAGGGATCACACGCAATACAACACCTTACACAACGGGGCTAGGAACAAACGGAGCGAGTAGTGCTACAGGTATAAATAATACTGCAATCGGATATAGTGCATTAAACTCATCTTGTACAGGGCAATCTAACACATTAGTTGGTTCAAATGCAGGGGCTTTAATAAACACAGGTTCATATAATACTTCGGTTGGTTCATTTTCTTTAAATAATACTTATTCAACATCCCAAAACACTGCTGTAGGTTATGAAGCAGCTAGCAGTAACACTGTTGACTATATAACTGCGATTGGTTATCGGGCATTAAAAAGTAACCAAGCAAATTATAATGTAGCTGTAGGTCATAATGCAATGCGGCTAACCACTACTGGTGATAGCTGCGTTGGTATTGGTCCAGGTGCGCTTTATAACCATACTACAGGTGGTAATAATGTCGGTATTGGTTATTTCCCACTTATTAACGTAACAACTGGATATAACAATGTAGCTATTGGGACAAATGCTGGCGGGTTATCTACCCATAACGGTAATGTTGCAATTGGTTTTACAGCTTTAGCAGCAGCAACCAGTAATTGGAATACAGCCATAGGTAACTATTCGCTAGCACAAGCAACTGGGTCTGGTAATGGAGCAAATGTAGCTATCGGACATTTTGCAGGGTATTCTATTTCTACAGGTCAAAATAACATAGCCATAGGTGCTATGGGTAATAGTACGGCTCAAACAACAGGTAACGGTAATGTTGGAATAGGTATCAGTGCATTTCTTGCTTTAACTTCTGGGGCAGCTAATACGGCTATAGGTGGTGGCGCAGGGAATATTTTAACAACTGGGAATTACAATACATTTTTAGGGTATAACGCTGGTTCAGCTTGCACAACTGCATCGGGAAGTATTGCTATAGGGGGGGTAAATTCTAGCGGTACTTATGCGCCAGCTAATAATATTACTACTACCAGTGACCGTATCTCAATGGGTTCTACGGGTGTAACAAATGCTTATATACAAGTAGCATGGACAGTAGTATCAGACGCAAGAGATAAAACTAATTTTGCGCCAGTGCCGCACGGGCTTGATTTTGTTAATCAACTTAAGCCAACAGCTTATCAATTCAAAGTTAGTCGTGAAGATGACACTCCTCACGGTAATGTTCGTTACGGATTCAAAGCGCAAGATATTTTAATCTTAGAAGGTAAAAATTCCGTTATTGTTGATTCTGAAGACTTGGAAAAATTGCGATTTAACACAGATGCACTTATTCCGGTTTTAGTTAATGCGATTAAAGAATTAACTACACGTCTTGAAATTTTAGAAGGCAAATAAAATGAGCGAAGAATTAACAAAAGAAGATATAGCAGATAGATATAAATCGACAATGGATTCAGTAAATTTAATCTTAAACGGCAAACCTTTAGAAATGTCAGACTTAGAATGGGCAGATACGGTTAGAAGAAATAAACGCCATTTGCAAATTATGTTAGATAAAGACTTCTGGACAACCGAAGATTTAACACCTTTTCAGAATGCTATTGATTTTGTGGAGGTGTAAAATGCCATCTAAATCAAAGGCTCAACACAAACTCATGCAAGCGGTAGCGCATAGTCCAGAGTTTGCAAAGAAAGTAGGAATGCTTCAATCTGTTGGTAAGGATTTTGTAGAAGCTGATAAGAAAGCGCATAAATTTCAATCTAAGAAAAAATAAGGATATTGTCATGCCCGATGAAGCCTGCCGCTTGGCAAAAGCAGAAAACGAAATAACCAATTTAAAGTCAGATATTCATGAACAGTCTAAAAAACTTGATGCAATAATCAAATCTATTGATGAAATGAAAGCTGACCAGAGTCGGTATAAAGGCTTTATCGGAGGAGTGGTTTTCGCTGTTGGCGCGTTGTTTTCTTTCCTAACATGGTGGACAGGTAATCGGTAATGGAGTTCTTGCAATTCGTTACTGATGTCGGATTTCCTATAGCGGCTGCCTGTGTCGGTATGTACTTTGTATTTCTTACCATTAAGTTTCTACTTGATAGTGTGCTTGAGAAAATCAAAAGCCTTATCGGTATCATCAAGCAACTTGATAGGCGAGTGACTGCGATGTCACAGGATATCATCAAGATAGATGTACTCATGACTGAGGCACTTGATATGCCTATTGAGAAAGAGAAGGTGGCAAGGTTTAAACATCCACAAGAAGAAAGGGTAGACTGATGGACATTGACGCGATTGCTAAGTATATAAACCAATACGGTTTTCCCATTATCGCATCGGGCAGTATGGGATACATCGTCTACTTCGTATGGCTATGGGCAACCTCTATAGTCAAGCCAATTCTAAACGAAACCACTGATGCGCTAATCGAGCTAATAGACCAAATACGTCTGCTCGATAACGACATGATCCGCTTAACACAAAAATTGATAACGGTACTTTCTATGAGAGCAAAGAAATGAACATTGGTAAAAAAGGTCTAGCGTTAATTAAAGAGTTTGAAGGTTGTAAATTAACTTCTTATAAATGCCCTGCGGGTGTGTGGACAATTGGTATTGGATCAACAAGATACTCAGATGGTAGCGCAGTTAAGCAAGGGCAGACTTTAGCAAATGAAGAAGCGGCTTTACTGCTATTGTCTAAAACCTTAGCGCCTTATGAACACGCGGTAAATGCCATTAAAGTGGAACTGACACAAAACGAATTTGATGCTTTGGTATCACTCACCTACAATATTGGAGCAGGCAATTTAGCCAGTTCAACACTGGTTAAAATGCTTAAAGCTGGTGACAGTAAAGCGGAGATTGCAAAGCAGTTTCTTAGATGGGATAAAGCAAATGGAAAACCACTTGCGGGTCTTACGCGACGACGTAATGCCGAAGCAGAGTTATTCTTAACGCCCTAATAAATAAGCCGCTTTTCAGCGGCTTTGTTCTATCTGCAATTGGTTCTTAACAAGCCATCGAGAGTAAGCGTGTTCTGGCGATTTACCAGTACAGGTTATCGTATCTTCCCATTCGGTATAACATACCCAAAGCCGACCTATTTTTCTAAGTTTAGGTTTCATTTTCATCATCTCGGCAATCTGCATTACACCATCTTCTACTATGCCCAACGTAATCTCCACAATTCCAGCATAAGCCGGTTGGGTTCGATGTATCAATATTAGCGGCTTTTTTGCGAATGATCCCAATTGCTTTATCACGCATCATTTCTTCATGTTGAGCCGCTAAATCTGTATTCCCTTCTTCTGTTGCCATTTTCTTATTTCTCGTTAAATTGCACTGACTTGGCAGTGACCATAAATTAATAGGCGGTAGTACCAAGTCAGACCATGTAAGCATATTATTTTGGGTTATGAATAGATACTAATCGGTTTAAATACCATTGTGCTTTTTGCAAGTCCTCATAGGCTTTACCTTTACTGCGATAGCGCCATAAATACTTAAACGCATTACCCCGCAAATAGCCGATAAATTCCTCAGCGGTTAACATAGCTTCCATCGCTTCAATACATTCTATTTTACCAGTTTTATAGTGTGAAGGGGAGTTCACCATGTCGACTTTAGGCGGACTATAATTACCAAAACCATGTTCGATTATTTTTTTAATCGCCTCGGCATCTGGACTACCTGCGTGTACACTATCTCCAGTGTAGAACTGCCCTTGTGTGTAGGCTTCACATAGTTTTTGTGTTTTGTTTGTACTCATAGTAGTGTCATCTCCCAACCTGTTGGTTTAAATGTTTGATTGCGTATAAATGCTTTATACAGTTTAGTATCTAACGAGCTTTCTTCTTTGCGCTTACGTCTTTGGACAGCGGTTTTCATACCCATTTGGTGCATACACATTTTACAAGTTAAACTAAACTTAGCAAACAGCATAGTAGGTTTGGTGTAACCGCATTCTTCACACAGTCTAAAATCACTCATCGTCTAGTTCCACAAAGATGTTAGGTGCGATACCATGTAGCTGACGGTTAATCTCATGCGCTACTGCTCGTATCTCCCACTGCACTTCTTTACCGCTACGCAGTTTAATAAAGTCATACCACGCTTGGAAGTTTCCTACTACAAGAAGCTCTGTTGTTGTACCCTGTGGCAGGATGAATCGTGCATCTTCTTTCTTAACGCCATTTTTGATTAAGTTTTCATATAATATTTGAGCGTTATAAACAAAATCCTGTACGTCATATTTGCTAATACTTTCTGGAATAACCACGTTAGTTTCTTCTTCATTACAATACCGCTGACTACGTTGCAGGAAATCCAAGTGCTTACTGCGAACAAACTGGTGTGAACAAATACGGCTAATATCCTCAATCAAAAACGTAGCATGAGCAAAGCGCAGTGTTGATAAATGCCCTTTGGTTACGCAGTGGTAAGCTCTCTTAATACACTGCTCTGGTGATTGCTCACCTGTCTTACCGTAGCAGATACCTGCAAGTAGACCAATATGTTCTTCGGGGGTAGGTGTATGCTGTATTAATGTTACCTTCATTTCTTTTTCTCATTCAATTCAAACATTAAAAATTCAATTCGCGCGTCCCATAACTTTGTAAGTTCTTCTTGCATGGTTGCATATTCCTTTTCTAACTTTTCATATTTTGCAAAGAATTCATCTGGGACTTCCATTATGTATCTTGAATCCTCGGAAGAAGTATCTTTAGATAAGAATAAGACCTCTATTCTATCTTCAAAATTTATAATTACTTTCATTTCTTTTCCTCAGTAAGTGAGTACGGATGGCACGTTAAGTTCCATCTACCGTGTATTTCAAGTGACTTCATCACAAAGTCTTGTCTTGTTGCTGCGGATTCGCATGATGGTTTGTCTGCAAAAATTGTAGTGGTTTGCGTAACTTCACCAAACGATACAATGGTATTAATTAGGATATAGGCGGTTGTTGCAATCATGTTATTTCCCCGTACTTCCAAAACCACCACGATCAGTTAAACTGCTGAATTCTTCAACCTCCACAAACTCCGCTCGTATCACTGGTGTAAACAGCATTTGAGCAATGCGATCTTGTGGGTTAATTTTATAGACTCCTGTACCGGTATTCTTGATAGATACAAACAATTCCTTCTGGTAGTCTGCGTCAATTAGACCTACAGAGTTTCCAAGTTTGATACCGTAGTTATGCCCAAGACCACTTCTTGGAAGAATCAAAGCAGCTACCTCACCATCAAATACATTGATAGCAAGACCTGTAGGAATTAAAGCCGTTTCACCTAAGTCTAATGTCATGGCTTTGGTAATGTTTGCTCGCAAGTCTACCGCTGCTGACTTTTCAGTTGCGTATGTCGGGATAACTGCTGTTTTGTCTAATCGCTTAATTTCAATTTTCATTCTCTTTCTCCAATACAATATCAGTTAAGTCGCCAATAATCTTAATCAGCTCGTCAGTGTGGTGGTCGGGTACATTGCTTTGCATAAAGACATACATCTCTAAACCCGACAGGAGTTTAAGTATGCGCAGTGCTTGTTCTTTAGTCATTGTTTTTCCTCTTAAATCTTCCTCAGCTCTTGCGTAACCTTTTTTGTATTCTTCTAACCGCTGAGTCATGCTTAGTTTTTCTTCATTAGGTTCAGCAAGTAGGTTTCTAATATCAGAAATAAGACCACAATCATTTTCTACATGGCTATCAAGAAACACACATACCTTTCTCAACAAAGCTCTTTCTTTACTCATTTTTAGCATCCTCTCTAACTACAGTTTGTACAAGTTCTTCTGACACAGTTTCCAGTATCTGACGGCATGATTCCACAATAGCGTGGTAATGACCTACATCTTCTAAGTGTGGGAAGTTATGGTCTAAATTACGCAATAATGATATTGCTTTGATAATGTCACGATTAACCCATTCAATTACGCAAGTTTTAAAATGGTCGCTCATAACTCTACCTCCCCAGAATTCAACATATCGCAAGCCTTTTGTGCTACGTTTTCGCTTGTGAAGTAAACGCCAACATATTGCATATATTGATTTTTACCAGTTCTCCATTCATTATCTTTATTATCAAAATATAATATCCATTTATTAGATTCATTATCTGTCCAGTTTGCCACAGCATCACCGCACAACTCATCACGCAATGCTAACAGGCGATTAAACCTGCGCATTTCAATGCAGGCACGTTCCGCTTGTTGACGTGCGGGACGTTCCACTCCAAATTCCTTATGTGGAGTATCACTGCCGCCAACTACTTCAGACACTTTCCCATTACTCTGAATAAAAAAGTTCCCACCTTTAGGTTGCCACTTTCTGACTGTTAGCGTACTAGCTCCCCCACATTGAGTACGTCTTTCTAGCTCAATAACTCTGTATTCTAAATTCTTAATCATTATTTCGTATTCGTTCATTTTATTCTCTCCTCAACCACATTTAGATTCAGAACATGAAAGGCAAGTTTGGCAATTATCCATAAGGATTACTGCTTTGGTATTGCATTTACTGCACAGTGTAGCGTGAGCAGGATAACCAGATTCTTCACTCCCCATTACTTCTTCACGCTTTGCTTTAATGAATGCTTGCTGATGCTCATCAACCACAGTCTTAATCACACCAATAGATTTTAAATGTTGCTCAATTACAGTACCAATCTCAGCTACGAGTGATGGCATATACACACCACCTCTTTTGTAATACCCGCCCTTCGGGTCAAATACGTTTTTCAACTCCTCAACCAAGAACGTACTGTCACCGCCTTTGCGCCATACAGCAGATACTAATCTGGTCAATGCAAGTACCCATTGGAAATGATCCATGTTTTTAGAATTGATGAACATCTCGTAAGGATGATGGATGCCATCTAAAACCATGTCATTGATCGTGATGTACAGAGCGTGTTCGCTTTGTGGTGTTTTAACTTTGTACGTTGTACCGGTTAGGCAATTTGGTCTAGGTAGTAACTCGTGCATAAGTTGTGCTTCAGCTACTGGTTCTTCAGTTGTCAAGGAATCCTTTACAACTACTTGGTATCCTACAATCTTTTTTTCAATTTTCTGTGCCATCGGTAACTCCTAATCGAAACATTTGAAAACATCCCCAGTAATCTGAGAAACTTTAATTTTGTTATAAATTTTCTGATAAACAAATCGTCTACCCGCGTGGTCATAAGTAATAATTGCTTTTGGTAAAATGATTTGAATACCGTCATCTTCTTCAAAGACAAAATAATTTAAATGTTCTTCAATTATTTTTCCGTAGTACCTAAATGAATACGGCTCATCGGATATATCAAAATCTTCATCATATTCCCAGTAACCTCCCATAACCATCACTCCTTGCCTGCTTTATCATCTGAAATAACGTCAAAGAATCGCTCTCTTTCCGCTTTATTTAAATTAGCTAAGGCTTTGTATAACTTTCTGCTTTCACCGTTGTGCTGGCGTATTAAACGTCTACACCGTGCTTGGAATTGCTCCTCATTCAAATCATTAATGAGTCCAAGTGTGAACACCTCACTGGCAAACCGGTCTTTTAAAAATGGTGATAAGCCGATAAAGATTTGTGAGATGTTCATCTTTGATGCCGTATGTCATTAAAGATTGGTCTACGTTCTCTGCACTCGTCACATTCTCGATACCCAAGGCTGTTATATATTCGCCAGTGACTGTGTTTGCAATGGGTCGCATTGGGCGCAGGCGCTACAGGTTCAACTCGTCTAACCTTATCTAATGCCATAGCCATACGCCCGTTAAAATCAAGCCTAAAACAAAAAATACCAGTGATGCGATATCCTCAATCTCCATCGGCATACTCCACCAAGAAGCACACAATCATCACTACAATGCCTGTCCAAAATATCAACTCACCCATTGTTCTTCTTCCTCCAATGCGCGAAGCATTAATTTAAGTTGTTGAATTTCTTTAAGTAATTGAAGTTTGATTTTCTTCAATTCTTTTTTATTCTTTTGTGCCATTGTTAAACGAGTCATACATTCTAATCTTGTCATCTCACCACCATATCACCTTGCGCATTGCGCTGAATTTCGTAAATTCCATATACCTTTTGATCGCGGATCATGAATTCACCTATTTTTGTTTTAATTACTGTTTCATCATTGCGGTGTACAAGTTCATCGATTAGGATTCCTCCACACATTCCCACAACAAAGGTTAATATCTGCATCGCAGTTTCAAAGTTGTCTTTCATTCTACTGTTCCCCCCTTACTTTCAGCATTGCGTCTGCAACTTCATATGCAATTTCAACAGCGGATTCCATTGCATGATGATTTTTTATTAGTTCTGGTATTAATGCAGGTATTGCTTTAGCCGCAAAGTAATCGCGCAACGTCATTTCACCCGCTAAATCGTTATATACTTCCTCAATTCTACCAGCGACATTTTCAACCATTCTGTGATCAAAAAATCCTACCGTAAAATCATCGGCAATTAAATTAGCCGCTTTCATTGCTTTCTCTCTGCTCATTGTACTGTCCCCGTTTTAACATCATTGCAAATAGCGGTAATCACTCTTGCTGGTCGTTTACTCATTTGATATGCACCAAAGGCAAAGTTATATTCTTCTTTTGCATTCATGCACCCTTCCATTGAGGCGTAAGGCAGAACGCTTGTTGTGTAAGCTATACGTTCTACTTGTGTCGTGTGACCTTTTTTATCAATAGTGGTTTCTGATGTCAGAAATGATATTGTCAATGTCAGTGTGGCTAAGAATATCTCGTTCATATGATGTGTCCTCTAAATTAATTTTTACAAAAAAGTCAATGTAATCATCTTGATAAGATTTAAACTTATAAGCTGTAGTCCGTTTAGATATCGGTACACTATTTAAATAATCTTTATAAGATTTTTGTTTGTCAGTTAATTTGGTCATCGCCCATTCTCCTTAACTGTATTACGGAGTAATTTTCTTAGCCGTTTGTTTTCTTTTTGAGCAACATTGTTAAAGCCACCTATTATTAAAAAGAAAGCAATCATCAAAAGGTAAGCAATATTGCTGTCATCTAGGTATTTTAAAAATTCAATTAATGCGTCCATTGTCTGTGTCCTCAGTTATTACGCTACCAATGTTGCTGATTTACTACCAAGCTCTTGTCTAACATCATCAAGTAATTTAATACAATCACTAATTTGACTGTTGATTTCTTTGATAAACAGTTCTCTATCTTCTTGTTTCTCAGTGCTACCTACTAAATAACCAACAGCTTGCACAAGCTCAAAGGTTAAATCACTAAAGGCTTCTCTTTGATCGTCATGCTCAAGCGCAGTTCTTAGTAATCTTGAAATAATATCATGGTGGTTAAATTTTCTTTGGTTCGACATATCTATCTCCTAACATTTTTCTAAGTTGTTTTTCAGTGTCTATTGCTCTTTGTGCATTGAATGCGTCCCATTGGGAGTGCGTCCAATACTTTCTCTCGTCTTCTTCTTCCTCAGCATACCAGTAGGCATCTGATGTAAAATCTTCAAAAACTCGCATCTTTCATAACCTCTTGTTTGTGTTATACTTAATTTGCGTTTCATCCCAACTGTTTGAAATGCGTTCATGTGTTAGACTCCTCGACTCAACCTACCGTCTAGTGTTACCTTTTGGCGGTAGGCTTTTTATTTGAGTCGTGTTTATTGTACTTATTTTATTTGCTCAGTCAACCTTAACTTAACTATTTTAACGCGCGAAGTAAGTCAGATTGAACAATATCTTTTAATTTCAATACGTTAATAATTCGCTCATCAATGCAACCTTTGCAGACCAAGTGAATAATCCTCACAGCCATCGTCTGTCCTTGCCGAAACAATCGAGCATTGAATTGCTGGTAATACTCTAGGCTCCAGTTAAGTGAGAACCACACAATCATGCTACCGCCATGCTGAATGTTTAACCCATGACCAGCCGACTGGGGATGTGCAAAAAGCAAAGGGATGTTGCCATCATTCCAATCGTCAATCGTGCTTTGATGCTTATCGAGTACACGCGCATTTGGGAATCGTTTAATCAATCTCTCCAAGTCGCTTTTAAAGTTATAGGCAACAAGGATATTCTCCCCATCGTTCTGCTCAATAATGTCCTCCAGTGCATCTAACTTGGCATCGTGGACTACTTCATAGTTTTTAAACTCATCAATGTACACAGCGCCAGAGCAGTATTGCAGGAGTTTATTGGCAAGTGATGCAGCGCTCATGGCTTCTACTTCACTGTTTTGAAACTCAATAAAGAACTTTTCTTCAAACTCTTTGTAGTCAGCATAAACTTTAGGAGCAAGTTCGATTTCTTCATATAATTCAATGTAGTCTGGCATCTCCAAGTAATCACTGGTTTCCATAGAGATTGTAAATGGGGATATCAGCGCTTCAATTTTCTTTTGAGAATCTCCGCGAGGGATAAACTTATAAGCGCTGTACTGATCTTGGAAAAAGAACCGTTGCTTATAAGCCGTTTTAGTTCTTCCGAGTGCTTTGCCGTAATCTACCAGATAGCATTGCGCCCATAAATCAAGTAAGCCATTGGGCGAAGGTGTTCCAGTAAGTAGCGTAATGTAGTGAACATAAGGTAGAAC